TATATATTGTGAGAAAAGATACAACGAACGATTTAACTTTGGAAAATGCAGAGGGAGCAGGTGACCAAGATTTTATAATGCATCAAGGAAGTGATGAAATAATAGACGGAGGAGGAGTAGTCTTAGTCTGTGATGGCTCGGATTGGTATGATTGTAGTCATGCAAAACATGTATAAAAGAAATGGAAACAGTCAAAATACGAACTAAGAAAGGGAGGACATTGAAGGTATAAAAATTAATATTGGTGATGATTGGAAAGAGGTTACAGGTATGCAAGTTAATATTGGTGACACTTGGAAGGAGGTATTTTAGATGGCAGAGACAGATATTGGAAGTGCAATTGAAGCTGGTGTACGTGACGTTATAGTAGATTATTCAGTAGCTGCACAAAGCACTGACGGTGCTGGCGATCAGAAAGAAACAACATGGCAAATGACCAAATGGTCAAGTCATCTAGGGTATTATAAAACCATCCCAGAACTCCAGACTGCTGTTGATGCAAAAGCAAACTGGACATTAGGTGCAGGTTTCACTGCTGATACAGTTACCACTATGATCTTGGATACAATCAAAGGTCATGGTAAAGACAGTTTCAATTCTATCATAACCAATATGGTCAGAACCTACATAATTGGTGGCGACTCCTTTGCCGAAATAATCCGTGACAAACCTGGTATGTTTGTAAACTTAAAACCTTTAGACCCTGGTAGTATAGTTATTGTTGCTAATCAACAAGGTAGAATAATTAGATATGAACAGGTGAGCAAGACAAAAACTCCCAATAAGAAGTTCTCTCCAGATAAGATACTTCATTTAAGCAGGAAAAGAATAGCTGACGAGATTCACGGTATGAGTGTAATCCCTGCTGTTGAATGGATAATCCTTGCACGAAATGAAGCTATGAGTGACTGGAAACGAGTACTGCATAGAAACATAGACCCATTATGGGTATTCCATTTAGACACTGATGACCCTACTAAGATTGCAGAGTTCAAAGGTAAAATGGATTCTGCTCGTAAGAATGGTGAAAACATGTACGTTCCCAAAGGAGCAGTCGTTCCTGAATTGATTTCTACAGCAGCCAATGCTGGTCAAAATCCTCTTGCCTGGATTAACCAGTTGAACGACTACTTCTTTCAAGCTGTCAATGTGCCACAGATTATAGTTGGCAATTCCAAAGAGTTCACTGATGCTAGTGGTAAGATAGTTTATCTTGCCTATGAGCAAAGTGTTAAAGGTGAGCAATTATATGTAGAGGAGCAGATTCTAGGTCAATTGAATATTGAGATAGCATTAACCTTCCCTGCAAGTTTACAGAATGAACTGATTTCAGACACTCCTAGCATGGAACTTGAAGAAGAACCAATAGAGTCTGCAGTCCAGCCTAACGATACAACTGCTGAACTGGAGGGTAAAAAATGAATAAGGTTCACATTGTCCTCACAGGAATATTATGCATTACTATACTAGAGGCTGTAGCATTAATGAATGGGATAAATGGTATAGCTCTAACTGCTGTAGTTGGTACAATTTGCACAACAGTAGGTTATATGATTCCCAACAGGAAGGTGAAGTAAGATGTCTAAAGCATTCGATGAACTAGCAAAGAAACTTGGAGTCGACGTTAAGAAAGAAACAGCTAGAGGCATTGCTGAGAAGAAAGCTGGTAAAGAGATAGGTAGCACTGCTACTGGCGTTCCCCACTTAACAGTAACAGCACCCAAAAAGAGGTCAAAGTCAAAGAGAAAGAAATCAACACCTGCTCCTGCTCCTATTGCCGCTACTCCTAAAGCCCCTGATTTTCCAGTTGGTATGGTAAGAGAATCAATTCCTGCTGAGAAGTTTGAAGGCACTGCATTAGGTCAATTCATTGGAGGATTTAAACAAGGTTCTATTATTGGAAAAGACCCTGCTGGTAGAGATATAGAAACATTACCCTTTTCTCAAAATCTAGGTTATGTCGCTGGTGTTGGTGTAAGTCTATGGCAAATGAATTCTCTTGCAAACAGTTTGAATAGTTTAACAGCAAGTGCCCAGGCATTGAAAGTTCCCGTACCTGGATTAACATATAAATGGGACGCAGTTAGAACATTCAATCAATTTGGTCAAACTTTGAAAGTTGCTGCAAACACAAAAACTGTTGCACAAACCACAAAACTCCTAACAGATTTTGGAACTAAGGCAGGATTTGGCACAGTCAAAGCTCTAGCAATTGCTGGAATTGTAATAAGTGCTATCGGAACCTATCCGTGGGATGCTCACTTAAAGTTAGACACAGTAGCTCCTGGTATTTCCATAGCTGCACGAGATGCAAGACAAGCAGGATTCCCTGAAGAAGCAGATATGCTTATGGAACGGCTGGATGATTATTTAAACCCTGCACTTCATGAACAAATAATAAGTAAAATCCCCTATGCTAACATTGTGCAAACTTATCTAAGAGGCTTTGAAGAAGTAAAAGCACAAGTTGCAGTGTACAAAAAGGTTGATGCTGATTTAAAATTCAAAATAGAAAACAATCTTACTGATAATGAAGTGTTTGCTAAATCAAGATTAGAACAAGAACAAATGAATATCGAGCAAACTGAAAGACTCAATCTATCTCAGGAACTAAACCGTCTAGCAGAAGAAGCCGCAGATATAAGACAAACTGAGAGAATCGCCCTATCTCAAGATGAAGCAAGAAAGAAAGATGAAGCAGCTAGCATAAGAGAAGGGATAAGAATCTCAACATCTCAAAATAGACAACGAGCAAAAAATGCATTAGAGAGTGCAAGACTTACTGTTGAACGTGAGAAAGAACGTGAAAGGATACGAAAAGAAGATGCAGAAGATAGGCAAGCTATTGCTGATTTCTGGCTAGCATATTATAAGATTCAAGCTGAAATTGCTCAAGATTCACGCCCAAGCAATCTGAATTTCGGATTAATATAGGAGGACTAAAATGACAGAAGAAGAAAAAGAAGAAGAAGTAGTAAAATCAGAAGAAGCCGTTACCGAACTTGAGAAAGTTAATGGTGCTGAAATTATGATAAATCGTGCTAATGATGCCGCTGATAGAATGGAGAAAGCTAATGCTGAGATGCGTGTGTTACTAGAGAAACGTGAGGTAGCTAAGGTAGAGTCGACTCTAAGTGGTGAGACTCATGCTGGAAAAGAACCAGTAGTAAAATCCGTAGAAGCTGAATCTCTCGAGGCTGCAAAGAAACAATTAGCAGGAACAGGGTTTGAAGATATGGTAGAATGAAATTCATAAAAAAGACTTGTGTTAAATGTGGTGAAACACGCAAGTTTATAGTCGACACAGACCGTGACAATGCTTCCATTTGTGGTGAGTGTTGGAACTGGAAACAAAAGGTTTAAATAGTTGTATGATATATGGAGGAATGAACATGGCAAATGAAGCTAAAATTATCGAACTTCTAGGGAATGGTGGTGACCCAGTAAATTTCACCATAGCAGACGCAACAGCAGTACCCAAAGGCACAATCATGGAATTAACAACTTCTAGGACTTGTGTAATAGCAAGTGGAGCTGGATGCGTTATTGCAGGCATAGCCGCTGAAGAAAAAGTTCTCAGTGACGGTGCAACACAAATTTCACTTTATACTAATGGCATATTTGAACTTATAACCGATGCTGGAAAAACTGCAACTCTTGGAAGTTATGTAAGATGTGCAGCAGCAACAACTAATGAAGTTGAATTATGCACAACTCTTGACCACGAAACAGGCAAAGCAGTAGGTAAATCATTAACTACCGACGCTGCAGGTGCTGTATGGATACAAGTAAGAGTTAATATATAATGGAGGCAAATTAGAATGGCAGATGAAGCAGTCATAATCGAATTACTAGGCAACAAAGGCGACCCTGTAAGATATGCGGTTGCTGATGGTGCTGCTGGCACAAATATCCTTAAAGGTAGCATTATGGAATTAACAACCTCACGAACAATGGTATTAAATACAGGAGCAGGCAAAGTCATTGCTGGAATCCTAGCACATGAAAAAGTTGGTGCTGATGGAAGTTTGTTCGCTACAGTATATACAAATGGCATATTCGCACTTAAAACATTAGCTGCAACTGGTAACGCAGTTCTTGGAAGTTATGTAAGAACAGCTGGTGCCGCAGGAGCAACAATAAATCATGTTGACGCTTGTACCTCATTAGATTTTGAGACAGGCAAAGCGATAGGCAAAGCATTAAATACAGCGGCAGCAGCCTCTACTGCAATAATACGGGTGAAACTATAAAATGGCAGACACAACAGGAGAAGCAGATTTAAGAGCAGAAAATGTATCTAGGATAGTTACAGGTTTTGCGTTACAAGAATATAAGATGAAACAATTATGTATGATCCAGTCAAGCAACGCTTGGACTGAAACATATTTTGTCGAAACTAGCACAGAATTAACTGGCGGAACAGGCTCAGCAGTTAAAGGTGTTCCACGACTAGCAAATTTCCCTTATGGTGAAGTAAGCTGGACAGAAACATCAGGCAGAAACGTCAAACACGGTATGGAAGGTGTCATCTCTTGGGAAGACGCAAAAACTAACGCTATTGATGTAATTGCTAGAACTCTATTAAGAATCGCTAGAGCTATATCTAAATCAGTTGATGGTACAATCGCAGCTGCAATCTTAGCAGCTAGTGGACAAACTACTGCTGCAAACGCAACATGGGACAATGCTGTTATTGCTGATAGAGATCCTATCCAGGACATATTAGATGCAAAAGCATTAATTGAGATACAAAATTACAATCCTAACAAGAACGGTTATCTATTGGTACATCCAACAGACTATTCACACTTGCTAGGTAATGCAAACATAAGAAACGCAGGACAATTCTACAGTGATTCCGTCACAAAGAATGGTGTTGTTGGACATTTACTAGGTTTAACTGTAATTTCCAGTAACAGTATAACTGTTGGCGGAGCTAATGTAGTGATAGCAAAAGAAGCATGCACATGGAAAAGCGTTATTGGTTTAACAGTAAAAACTATTGAAGACCCAGGAATTAAGTATACTATAAGAGCTTATGAAGTTGGTCAGATACAAGTTGTAAATCCAAACGCAATCTGCGACATAACAGGGGTATAAAGATGGCATTTGGCGACGAAACAATACTCGGACCTTACGACAATAATGCCGCTGGTCATGTAGCAGCTGGTGCAGCATTAGATACTGCCGCAACAGCCGCAACAGATAGAATTATAGTTATCATGGGTGCTGGAAACTTACAATTTTCCCTAATCCAAATATCAGGTGCTTAAAGATGTCAGGTGGACAATCACAAGTAATGGACATTGTACTAACTGGATTAGATGTATCTAAAGTTGTTGTAGCTAATGGAAGTGAAGCAATAACAATTGATGCTAAAGGTCCTACTGCAGTAGGGACTGCAACAATCTCAAAATGGTTACGAGTACGTGATCAAGGTGTAGATTATTACATTCCCATGTGGACTTAAATCTTTTTCTTAATGCATAAGTTTATTAATATAAAAATATACATAGTATTGTATGGTAATTCAACAACGCAAAGTTACAACTCGTGCCCATGCCCAACAGGTAAAGATAGATAAAATTCTCATTTGCTTAAAGAACTATCCTGAAGGTTGCACACCTAAGATGATAGCTACTTCCTCGTCACTGAATGTAAACACTGTGAAGTCTCTTTTACTCAAGATGAGCAACATCAAGAGATTATTTCGTGGGATGTACAAAGTTGTTGAAAGGGGGGACACCCCTTCTGCTTCCGGTGGAGACATTTTACGTGATTGGAACTTTCATAACTGTGTTTTGTCGTCTATATTACCTACTTATAGTGGTCGGAGCATTTCATCGACTATTAGTTTTGGACTCATCAACTATCGGTTTACGATAAGCACAAAAGGTGTTGCTAGCTTGGTAATTAGCAGTGATTACCCATTAAATGTCAGTAGTCTTTGTGCTGTTTTCAGTTACTTCCAGGAACTGGTCAGCAAATACTGTGACTCCCTGCTCAAGTTGGAGTCGACTCTAGTGAAATGTATTGAGTTTAACCGTGATTATAGTAATTTACGCCTTGATGGTATCCAAAGTATCACCTTGGACAACTTATTGACCCATTTCAAGGTATATCAGAAGAAGTTAGGCATGCGTATTGAACACAAGACTAAGGTTCCTTTCAGTGTAGGTAACATTGTTGATATCTTAAGCAGTAATCCTCAACAGTTAGAGTTTGCTGTTCGGTTAAGTGACCAAAAGCGTCAGCTTGACAGGTTAACTATGGCTACTTCCCACAATACTGAGTTACTACGTAACATGATTACTATAATGAACAAAGAGGATGGAAGATGATAGATGAACTAGATGAGATACCTGAGCTGTTGTATGCTTACGGCTTATCACTTGGAGTCGCCCCAGAGAACATAGTTTTATTGTTGGCTGCACAGCATGAGTTGTCTAAAACAGGTACTATGAGGATGAGATGACACTAGCTACACTTGAAAGAGTAATGTGGAGTGTGCGAGAACACAACAGAGATAAGATAGTGATAACTAACCTACAGTTGAAGCGTAGCATTATGATGGTGATAGGAACAGACCCAAGAACATATAAGTACAATAGAAAAGCACTATTAAACTTAGGATGGATAAAGAATAAAGGTAGGAAGTCTGTTAAGCTCACTAATAAGGACATTACAGGCTAATACAAGGGTGATTGCAATCACCCTCATCATCTAGTGTTGGATTAGATCTTCGTATCTATCTGGGGTCTTATGATGTCTTTATTGATCGTCTGTTGCTGTCTTGCCCGGGCAATACGTACTGTATTGTGCTCGCTTACGTGCCGCTCGCACTTGGGGCGCCTGCGGGCGCCCCGGGGGGCGTTGTGTTGTTGTAGTTTGTGATTGGTTATCGAGTCTTAGTGTTGGTGGGTTGGTTGTTGATCCGGGAGTTCATTTATTTTTGTTAGAAATTTAAATGTTTTGGTGTTTTGGTATGGAATTCCAACTGACTTCTCCCCTTTCTTGCGAGGGGATAAGGTAAGTTGGATTTAACTGTGTGTTATAATTAAATGGAGGTAATGAATATGGTATTATGTAAGGATGATTATGTGTTATGTTTGAAGGAGTTTAAGTCCCAGAGGGTACAGTTAGAGTTACAATTGGCTGTTAGTGATAGTGTTCTTTCAATGTTGGAGGCTAAAATTGACTGTTTCCTTGAAGACTGATACGGCTGACGCTTGGGAGTGGGATTCTTGGCAGGAGGATGTTTTGAACCATGAAGGCAATATCACTATGCGTTGTGGGAGGCAGGTCGGCAAGAGTGAGGTTGTTAGTGCTAAGGCCTGCAAATTCGCTACTGAGCACCCTGGGACTACAACTTTGATCATCGCCGCTAGCCAACGTCAGAGCAGTTTACTGTTTGAGAAGGTAAAAGGTCAGATTGACAATCTTTGTGATGCTGGCGATACAAGTTTGTATAGTGATGTCCCTACTTTGACTCGTATCCGTTTGACTAACGGTAGCCAAATTTACTCTTTACCTGCTGGCCGTACTGGTTATTTCATCCGTGGTTTCACTATTGACATGTTAATAGCTGATGAAGCTGCTTATATCAGCGAAACATGCTGGAACGCTGTTTTGCCTATGATCGCTGTTAGCCAAAAGACTAAAGGCATGGGTTATATCATCCTTTTGAGTACCCCTTTCGGTAAAGGCGGCTACTATTATCATAGTTTCACTGACCCCGATTTCAAATCTTTCCATGTAAGCAGTGAGAAGTGTGTTAGGATACCTAGTGCTTTTCTTCGGAAAGAGAAGTTACGTATGACTAAAGGCGAGTATATGCAAGAATATTTGGGCGAATTCACTGATGAATGGAACCAATTTTTTTCTACTGACCTTATCCGTGGTTGTACTACTTTCATGGAATGGAGTTTAAGTACTGACAAGGTTTCTGGTGCTCGATATTATTTAGGTGTTGACATTGCTAGGTACGGTGGTGACGAGAACGCTTTCGTGGTTGTTGAGATGTTAGGCGATAAAATGAAAGTTGTCCACGTTTTCCAGACTAGCCGTATCAGTACTACTGACACTATTGGTCGTATTTTAAAAATTGATAGTGAATACTGTTTCAATAAGATTTTCATTGACGACAGTGGCGTTGGTGGTGGCGTGTTAGACAGTTTACAGGACAAATTGGGCAGGAAAGTCATGGGTTTAAACAATGCTAGTCGTCGTGTTGAGGTACAAGGTGAAGATAAGAAGAAAGGCATATTAAAGGAAGACTTATATTTGAACAGTTTAATGTTAATGGAAACTGGCAAATTGGAACTTATCAACAATATGAGCCTTTTGAAGAGTTTAAAGAGTATAACGTATGAATACACTGAAAACAAGCGTGTAAAGATTTACGGTGATTATGCCCACGTCTGTGAGGCTATGGTTAGGGCATGTTGGTGCATAAAAGAGCGTGGTTTATCCTTATACATCTGTTAGTTGTTGAACGTTATTTTCATCGTCTTATAATTGGGAAGGTTTAAATATATAGTGTTCTGTAGGTTGTTTATGGCAGACGCAGGACAATTCGCAAAGGATGCAAACATTCTCTTAAGGGTTGGAACAGGAGCTAGTGCTACTGTTAAAGCTGCTGGCTGGTTTGACACTATAATTGTTGATATTGAGGCTGTTATTAGCTGTGTAACTCGTTTTGATTGGGTTGCTGCTGATACTGCTACTTCTATTGACCCTAAGATTCGTGGAATTCTTATAGATACTGGAGCTTGCTTGGCAGCTATCGAAGGTATCATCTGGGACATGAGTGGTTACACTAGCCGGATAGAGGCAGAGGACATGATAAACGTCTTGCGTGATATTGCTTTACGTAATTTGAGCCTATTAAGGGACAAAAAAACTCAACAATTCATTATAGGTGCTTAAAAATGACAATGTGGGACCACGATTATGATAAATTTCCAGAATTAACTAATGTTCAACTAGCTACTCTGGGGTTCAGTTCACCTCATGAGCAAATTACCTCTGATTTCATTGCTGTTGTCGAGAAAGTTCATGATGGTGACACTGTCACTCTGAGTACAACTTTCCGTGATTTCTTATTTCCTCTAAGGTTTTTGGGTATTGATTCTCCTGAGATGAACGCTGGCGGTGAAGTAAGCCGTGACTGGTTAAAGGGTCGTATTGAAGGTGCTGAAGTCCAAGTTTTGATTACTAAAAGCAATCGTGTTGGTAAATATGGTCGTTTACTTGGTCGGATACTACATCGTGGTATTGATGTTGGCGAAGAAGAGATCTATTTAGGTTTAGCAACTAAATTTGAAAGTAGAATGGAGGGTGAACTACCTAATTTGGATAACGAGTTCGCATTGAAACAATGGTTTTAGATTTCGGATTATTTGAAAAAGCTGTAAAACTACAAGGCGATAGTGGATACAACGTAGATGTTGGTTCAACTGGAGTTTTACAAGTAGGTGGAGAAGTAACTTTCCCATCTGCTCAAAGTGTTAATGCTACTTTGGTAGGAACATCAGAGGTTAATATAGCTTCTCAAACAGCAGCCATAGATGTAAGTGCTACAACAGTACCTATATCAGTTGCAGGAACAGTAACAGTAGATGCTTCAGGTGCAACAGTGCCTATTTCTCACACAGGAGATATGGATGTTAATGTGACTAATGGAAGTCTAACTATGACTGGAGAAGTAACTTTCCCATCAGCACAATCTGTAACATTCACTAACTCAGAGATTGATGTTGGGCAAACTGGTAACTGGACTATAACAGATGTTGGCGAAATCACACTCCAAAGAGAAAGATGGAATCAGACAGGTAGTGTAATATTTAATTTGGTAACTGATGAAGACGATGATGGTGCTTCAATTTTCACTTGCACTGCAGGTAAAGATGGTTATATAAAAAGCATAACTATATCCTGTGCTGAAAACCGTGCAGCTACAAGCTACTTTTATTTAAAGGATGGTGGTAGTGGTGGCGTTGAACGATTCAGAACAAACTTCGCTGACCAAGACATTCACGCAGAATCTGCTTATGATGGTTGGACAGTGACCTTCAATTTCCCTGTGCCATTATATTTTGGTACTGACATCTATGTGGTTATGCAAGGTACTTATGATTATGATTTATCAATTCAAGGTTGGGAAGAAACAACATGAAAATATTAAACTATAAAGTAAAAGGTGAAATGATTAAGATAACTACTGACAATCCTGGCAGACCTGACTTTGTCTATTTCAAAGACAAATTCAATAATGGTGCTGAATTGGTTGCTGAGATAGAAAAGAGCATAGGTTTTGAAACATCAAGAAAGAAAATCAAGAAAGATAAATCTGATAAGTTATTGACTGATTTGGAGAAGTTAAAATGAGCCGACCTCGAGGAAGACCAGTAAATATGGAAAATGTGTTCACTCCTAGTTTCACTAAGAATCCTAAGACTGTGAATTACGATAATGCCAGGGAAAACATTGACCCTCATATAAGAACTCAAGCTATGACTTCTAAGCAAGGCACAATTCAACATACCCCTACTAATGCTAAAGATATAGTAAATAAAGAATATGCTGACCTTCAAGATAATAAACATGTATTATTAGATGGTGAAACAACTAATATTACTAATGGAACATTTGATTTAACAACAACAGGCACTTTAGGAGCAGGTGCAACTACTCTTAGTGGAACATTGAATATGCAAGAATATATCATAGACAATGTTGGAGATATACAACA